CAAAGCTGTAAATACAAATCCCATGCCTATGAGACCAGTTTTCATGTCCTCATAGTCAATCATAGAAACATCGATTAATGCATTTACTAACTCTTTAACAGAATATGTGAATATTAATAGCGATGATAGTGATTTAAGAGATGGATTTGCGCCTCTTAAAGCTTGTGTTGCTGCAACAAGTGCAGTGAACAAGAAACCAATTCCTTTGACACCAGTAATCATATCATCATATTCAATCATTGACACATCGATTAACGAATTTACCAATTCTTTTATTGAATAAGTAAATACTAATAATGACGCTAAAGCTTTAAGTGATGGGTTAGCACCTCTTAGTGCTTGTGAAGAGGCCACTAATGCTGTAAATAAGAAACCAATACCTTGAACGCCGGTTACCATTTCGGTATAATCGATCATGGACACATCAATTAATGCATTAACTAATTGTTTTATCGCATAAACAAAAACAACTAAACCGAGTATAGCGCTTAGTTTAATTTTAACATTATTCATAATACGCATAGCTGTAGATAGCGACAGCATCAATGCTCCAATAGATGTTACGGCTCGTTTTAAATCTTCATAATCGTATTTTGCTAATTCAGCCATTGATTTAACAAGGATACGAATAGCAAGTACAAACGCTATTAATTTAAAAGCGCCAACTTTTATCTTATCTACTTTAGAAAGCAACTTCATACTAGTTACTAAAATAAGTGAAGCAGCGGCTACACCACCGGCAGATTTGACAAGTTGATTTTCATTCAATGTACTCAACTCACGCATAGCTTTTGCCATAATTTTAATAGCTAAAGCGAAACCAATCATACTGATAGCAGTGCTAGGAGGTATCTTTTCCATACCGGCTAGACGTTTCATGGCGGCTGTAAGAATATAACTAGCAGTAGCAATGCCCAATGCGGCACGTACTATTTCCTCTGAAGACATTCCAGCTAGAACTTTCATCGATACAGCCAACATAGTGATAGCCGTTGCAATCATCAATAATGTTCCTGCTTTAATACCTGTTGTGAACGAACTAATTGCATCTTTTAAACCATCAAGAACACCTGAAACTTTAGATACGATTTCATCGCCTTTTTCAACAAGTTCTTTAATTGGATCTAAAATAGGTGATAGGAATCCACCACCTTTATCATCTCCACCCTTAAACATTTTGAAAGCTTTAAATCCAGCAAATCCTACTAACATAGTTTTTAAGATATCTGAAAGATTAAATATTGATAAATTCTTCTTGAATACACCAATGCCTTCTTTGACAGCGCCACTTAAGGATGTAAAAATACTCTTAACGGTATTAACTAATGCATCCCCGCCCTTAATATTACTTGGTGAGAATAATTTCTTTATAGAATTTACTATTCCGTCTAAAGAAATACCATTCATTTTAGACAATTTTGATATTAATTTATCAAATATTGATAGGAATCCTTTAACGCCTGCTGCTAAAAATTCAAATACTGTTTTAAATGGGTTTGATGATTGTATAGCGTGTTCTATACCTTCTACAAATTTGCGAATTGCGCCAGTGACCTTCTCAAGTAATGTCATGAATGCTAAGAATCCTGATCCATTACCTGAAGGAGCAAATGCTTTAAAGAAAGATGTAACTATAGACGCAGCAATTCTGAATAAAGATCCTAAAATACCCAAGACATTTCCGATAGTTTGTCCTAGTTTAACGAATCCTGCTTGCATTTTTTCTGATTTTAATGCTGTGAAGAATTTTTCTATTCCTTTAGCCACATCTTGAATAATGAATAAGAATCCATTTGCAGATCCAGCTACAGAGGACATACCTTTAGCGACATTACCAATGACACTAAGAACCCCAGTGAATACAGCACCAAATACTCTACCAATGGCTACCATTGTATCTTGTAATGCCTGCCAGTTACGTATTTTAGATGTGAATTCCTCTAATTTAAGAGTTACTTGGTATAATGCTTGCGCAGAATCTTTATACGTTCCGATTATATCACGGAATCCTTTTCTTAAATTAGTTAATGAATTGAATACAATAGCAAAGCTATTTTCGATAGTATTGAACCAACTTTGTTGACCACCAAGATCCTTCCATGTTTTCAACATGGCATTACGATAGTTACCTAAACTTCGTTCCATTTCAAGAACAGAGTCATAATATTTTCCTTGGTCATCGGAGATAAACGGATTAACTAAATCTCCAATTTTAGTCCACATATTTTTGGCTTCTTCAAATCCTCCTAGGAAATATTCCCAAGTTGTGGCCCATCCAGAACCGATTGCTTCCTGAACAGTATCTACCAATTGACCAAACGATTTAACCTTAGTTGCAGCATCCAACATCGATTGGTCTTCGGAGAATTCTCTCAAAGTTTCCAACAATACTTCAGATGTCAACCATCCGTCTTTCAATGAGTCACGGAATGATTTAGTCATATCGCGAGCATGACCCATCTTCTCTGCAGTTTGAGTCAATCTATCTTGGAATAGTTTACCACCCATACCAGCATTAACCACTGAGTTCCAGTCTTGTAGTGCAACACGCCCAGATGCTAATGCTTGAGATAATTGGTACATCGCCATTGAGGCTTGGTTTGTATCCGAACCTGATGCGGCGGCAAGGTTTGAAATACCTTTAATCGCAATAGCAGATTTATCAAGACTTACCCCCGCAGCAGTAAACGTACCAATGTTTTTGGTCATATCGGCAAATGAATAAATAGTCTTATCCGCATAATCATTAAGGTTTTCTAATGCACTAGAAACCCTTCGCATACGAACTGAACTATCTGGAATTTCCCATTCAGTATTGGTCATGATGGTCTGAATTGATCCAAGTTTATTCTTATACTCCGCCAAACCATCTCCGTATCCCCTAAAGAATTGTCCTGCGAAACTAAGACTTTTTTGTATCATTCCACCTAGGACATTACCCAAAGCAATATCCATAATAGATAGAGAATTTTGTACAGAACTAGCCGCTTTAGCGAACGCATTCGATAACGGGCTAGCATCGAATCCCGATACTTTCGAATTCAATCCATCGATAGATTTAATAGAGTTCGGAAACCCTTGATGATTATCTGCCTTTTGGAAAATACCCTTTAGTCGAGATAGAATTGAAGATGTGGTAGCAGTTTTGCTAGCAACGTCCGTATTCATTCTATCAATAGATTGACCTGCGCTAGACATATCAATACCTTTAGCGCTTCGGTTAAAAATTCCTTTAAGGCGAGATAGTAATCCCTCAGATTTTTGCGTCGATTTTGAGATTGTATCGTTCATCTCTGACATGTCTGAGGCTATGTTTTTAGTCGCGTCTTTACCATTGACTTTACTAAAAGCTTTCTTCATTCGTTCCAATGCCGCGACAGTGTCATCAGCATTCTTAGAAAAGCCCTTGTTGTCTAAGGTGACCTTGGCGACTTTTTCGTCTACATATCCAGCCATAAATTATCCTTCCTATCGAAATAGTCTATTTTTTCTTCATAAGTTTATTCAAAGTTTCTAACGCTTGATCGTTTATAGAATCAATGGTTTTACCAGTAGAATTAACCTGTTTGTTCATTTTTGATATATTTTCGGCCATTTTTGAAATCTTACGTTTCGTATCGCTAATAGATTCCATTTTTTGTCTACCAAGAATTCCTGGCTTCTGTTGAGCTACTTTTAAAATCTCATCGGCATATGAGTTTTTACTTGATTTATATGCTCGCTTAGATAACTCTGAAGAATTAACCTTTATACCGCGTCTTAATTTAGGTCCTAAATAAACAGTATCCGGTTTAAATTTATCATAATCAAATTTTTCGAAACCTTTACCCTTTTTAGGAACTATTTTTCCAGATTTTTCAACAACTTTTTTGTATTTGATTTTTGGAATTTCGAACGCTTTTTTAATATTGGCATTACGGGCAGCCTCTTGCAAACGCTTGTTGTTTAGATGGCCATAGCCTTTATATGCACCATAAGCACCCAAACCAGCCAGAGCTACGCCCCCGCCAATTATAGCAGCTTTCTTTAAGTTACTTTTTGTAAAGACTTTACCTCGGCGATGACCCCACTTCATACCTTTGATTCCGAAGTGTTCTATGACATCTTCGGAAGATTGGATAGAAATATAATTCATAACAATCCTTTCTATTTTAGATAATCTTCTAAAACTTTATTAATAGTTTTCTTATAAGCAGCATCAATAGCAGAATCTATATATGGTCTTGGAGGAACATATCCTCCTGTACCAGTACCATGCCCATAATGTAAAATTATGGCGATATTAACTCCTTTATTGATATGTGTATTAAATATTTCTAAATCTTGACCTCTCGATGTTTGAGTTATTCGATACCCCCATGAATTTGCAGTTTCTCCAGAATTTGCTGGAGTGGCATCTCGTAGAGCATCGACGATGGCTTTACCCAAAATATCAAGATTAGATCTTCGTGATCTTTTCAAAAATTTTTCCAAATTTCCAAAATCACCAAATTGCTCAATTCGCATTATTCATCTTTTTCCTCCTTTCTTCCATTATTTTTCTATTTCTAAGAACTTGTTGTTGATGTTCTGCCATTGCTTCGGCTCGTGTCATTTTCTTAGGAGGTTCTTGCAATGCACCTACACAATTCAATAACATAATCAATTTATTAAGATTTCTATTCTCCCAATCAAATGGTATATGATTCAAAGCCATCATCGCATAAATTATCTCAGATGTAAATATTTTCTTACGGTGATACTCTTTACCTCTACTAGAATTATTGTTTTTAGGTAATTCTGTAGCACTAGGCGTATCTTCCATATACTTCAAAATTTCTCTAAAATTAGATTCTGATAAACGAGATATATCAAATGGTTTATCCGCCATCATTACTATGAAATCAAGTAACTCATGTTGTTCTAAGTTGGCAGAATTATCGATAAACCTTTTCTTATACTTCGTTTCCCACTTGTCCAATACGGTTAGAGTGTATTTGAAAGTAATATCTTCTTTGGGTTCATTTATAATAAATTGAGATATGCTATCATCCCACATTTCAAGCTCATCCAAAGTTATAGTTAAAAACTCAGACATAATATTCACACCTCAAACATTTTATAAAAACAAAAAGAGGCGGGT